ACAAGCTCGTCCGCTATGCTGTGAGCCACCTCATAGGCAATGATTCTCTCTGGTCTATCGTATGACCTGAATATCATATCCCCGTACCCATGTACCTTGATCGTGTACTCTGAGCGGTTGGTGGTATATCTGACTCCTACGGACGATAGGATTTCCTCAGCTCCAGGCATGGCCCGAAGTCGGAGCAGGTCATAGGTCGGCATCATGTAGGATGTATTGATACCAGGCTCCTGTAGCATCTTGATTAACAGTCTCGCTATACCTGCCTGGGACTTTCCAGCCCCAAGCCCTGCAACCATCGCCGGATATGGTGCATCGCAGAATACAAACTCTTCTTGTGGCTCAGTCAGGCTTAGTTGCACGGACTACCTCGATAGCTCGCACTATATCGTCCATCTGCTTATCGTCTTTATGATCTTTAGCGGAAAAAGCCTTCCTGCTCATCCTCTCGGCAGACCACTTGATCATATCGGCCACTACGCGCGCAGACTGCGGGTCTATCTCTCCTGAGAGGACCTCATACCTCATATCAAGCATTTCGTCTACGTGATAATGGCCCTGGGCCTCCCTTGCTCGTGCGTATTGCTCCGAAAACTCAGGGTGACGCCCATCAACCACCCACAACAATACAGTGCTAACTGCTGGCATGTCCTTATCTTTACATATAGACCTTAAAGACTCTCCGCTTGCAAGGCGGACACATATCCTGTCTGTTAGCTTAGATGTGTACTTTGTCGGTCTGGCCAATCCGGTATCTCACTGATTAGGCAATAGATTATTGCAGTATAACCGCTGTTTCAGTATGGCGCAATGCTCCGAAAGTTCAGCACACCGTTAATCAGCCTTACCTCTCCCTTCCCACGCCTCAGGGTTACAGGGTCGCGGGATACCACCTCCCATCCTTTGGCCAGATAGCGGTCAATAGCATCGCGTAGGTCAATCTGTAGCCTTCTGTTGTCCATTTTCAAATTCCTGTATCAGCAGCCGCTCAATCAGCGGCCCGTTCTTCTCTGAATGCTCCCTCAATCTCTGAAGCACCCATGGGGTAAGTTTGATGTTCAGTTGCACCTTGTTCTCTTTCTTTTCCATCTTCAATCCTCGAATGTATGACTGCCTGGTAACATAAATCTATACGAACTCTGCTTTCTCGCTCTTCTGCCAGATCCTGCCTTGCTGATCTTTGGTATAGACAGTGCCTTGACCTCACCCCACTTGGCTATCCTCTTGCGTAGGGCGGATTCTGTTATACCTATGCGCTTTGCGTGGTGCTGTAGTTCTGATCTTGTCATAAGTCGCATAATTCAATATTTGCGCGAGTCGCATAATTGCATGTTATCTGTCAGTATATATCGTATAAACATTTCTGTCTATACAATTACTCGTCATCAGATCCAGGTTCACGCTCGTAGATACTGCACACATCACCACGATTCATCCTCTGCCGGTGTTGGTAGCAGGTTATTTTCGTTTCATCGTCCGGGTAGTACCGGGACCAGCGGCACCATTCGCAGCGGGCGTTACCCACGGAATGTATCCACGATTATCGCTCCCTCTCGGCCCCAGTATTTTGACACACGCGCATCCCATACGGCGCAGTCCTCGTGGAGTACGGCATCCATCAACCCTTTCATGAGGTTGTCAACATCCGGCTTCTGCCGGTGCGGCTGTCCGTCCATTTCCGACTTCTTCTTATCCGTCCATGATCTAGGCATGGGGAGTATGAATGTTACATGCCATCCAGCGTATGGTAGGGATATCCTTCTCGCTCGCAGCTCGTCCTTATAGGCTCTGTATCTCACAACGCTTGGCCTTTCCTTCCACTTGTCCCTGCGTGTCATGCGGGGCTTAGCGACAGGATTTATTTTATATTTCATAATCCGCCCTCCATAATCCTTTGAATAGTAACCGACAGCGCATCCATCTCATCCATCTTGAAAATCCGAAGCATAGTTTTATCTCCATGTATTCCGCTTGTCCCTCGGTGGCATGCAGAGCATACAGCGACACATGTCCAAGCGCTGGATTGTTTTATGTGGTGAGCCTCTACGGGTCCTGGTGCACCACATATTGAGCAAGGCAATTGCTTTATAGCAGCAATGTGAATTCGCTCTGCCGTTGTGGTGCGTTTGTTTTTTGACATCATAAGTCGCTTTTCCTGGATATTGCGCGAGCAACATAACTCACTTTCGGCGCGAGACGCATAATCACCTGTTCCCCAGACCGCTCCGCTGCGCTCCGCGGTCCGGGGAACGGGCCGCCGCCTGAGGTGCGCCGCTACGCGGCAAGGAGAACAACCGGCTTGAGCTGACATGGGTTGCACTATCCATGCACCTCAGCCGGCGGCCCGTTAACCGTCATCTCGGCATGTGTACCATTCAGTGGTTTCGGGTGTCATTACCAGCGCGGAGTGCTGACACCCCTTAGCCATTAGGCGCTCTGCCAGTCTATTTGCTCGTTCTGTGATTGCTCTGTGATCAGCCGGGAATCTAGGATAGTTGATAAGTCCTACGCAATATCCCGCCTCCTGTCCTCCTGTGTAAATGTACTCGCAAGGCTCCACCGTGACGCAAAGCCCGTCTTCAAAACACACTTCTCGGCATACTTGTTTAGCTATCTCAATATCACCAGCTAAATAGATCCGTACCCACCATGTACTACAGTCTGTCAATTTTATATTCATGTATTTACCCGTCATAGCAGCCGCAGAGCATTTCCGGTGTGAGTGCGTAGCCATCAGGGAACATTTCATCATTTGCCAACATCGCGCCCCAATTGAAGCGCCTGCCTAATCCAGCAAGGGATGTGAGATCGGCGCTAGCCTCTATGTCTAAAGCAACCCGCATCAAGTCTGGATAGTTATGGTTGTTCTGGCGAATCTCTGAAGGCTGAGAGTTTGGGCATAAATAGCAGGCACTTTTCCCCGGCATGCATAATCCAGCCATCTCTATAGCCTGCGCGCACTCATCGCGCCCCATATCCCAGTCAATCAACGGATACCAGTTCTCATATTTCTTCGTATCATCTTCCGGTATTGGCCGCTCTGCGCGGTGCGGTTCATCAGCGTCATAACCAACCAACTGCAACAACTTTTCACCTGCGTCCCATGCGTCTTTAGCTGGCTGCCAGTTATTACAATACTTTCGCTGTGGCGCGATCTTGAATCTATCGCTACACGTTCTATAGCCGTAAGCTACCGCTGGCAACGCATGACGCTTCTGGCAGTCTTGGATAATCGTTGTTGGTGGTTGCACAGTAATAACTTCGGGGTATCCTCGCTCTGCAAGCCATTTGCTGAACATTTCAACATAGGCATATGTATGTGGTTTCTCTGCCCCGGTGTCTGAAAACAAAATCAGATCAATTGGTAAGCATCTATGCACGGCCTCAACAATCATTGCTGTGCTATTTAATCCCCCGCCATATGCTGCAATAGTAATCATAATCACCTCAAAAACGGTTAACGGGCCGCCGGCTGAGGTGCATGGATAGTGCAACCCATGTCAGCTCAAGCCGGTTGTTCTCCTTGCCGCGTAGCGGCGCACCTCAGGCGGCGGCCCGTTATGTGTATAAGTCTATCGAGTAGTTGTAAGCTGCTACTATCTCCTCAACGAATTTAATACGTTTTTTTTCTTCATTTTCTCGCGCCTGCGCTGTCCTGTTCCTGTAGTCAATCCAGCTTTCATTCCCTTTCTTCCACCCTTCGTTGTCAAGTAACGCTTTTGCCTTTCGCGTCATTGAAACAGTTGAGATGTACTCACCATCTTCAGTCAAGATTCTATCGCCATCCGCGACCAATCTTTTACGCTCATAATCCATTCTCGCCTCCAATTAAAAATACATAACAATTACCACCAGCCGGTTCGCTACGCTCTCGGCTGTGCATGGTCGTTATGCTTCTGTAACTTCCTTAACCATCAGCGGCGTGATTGGATACACATCCCCATGGCTTGCGTGCCACCATCTAAATTCACCGTTTTCACCAACATCGCTAGTGACATCGAAAATCCCTGTGCTGCCGAACTCGATAACTTTGAATTTGTACTTACCTTGCTTCGTCGTAAATTTTGGCTGGCTGCGCCATCCCATCTCACGTAGTCGCGTACAGCAATCCATCATTAGTTTTAGTGCTGTCTGTTCGTCAGGTATCAACTCTTTGCGGCGCTCTTTTTCAGCCCCAACCTGTTTCCATAGTTCATCGGCTTCGCTCTCAAGTAGTGGCTCATGACGGTGAGTGACATCATCATTCCAAAACGTCTTGTGTCCTACAATTTTCTCGCTCATTTCATACTCCTAAAGCATAACCAGTAGCTCCAGCGGATTCGTCAGTCGCTGCGCTCCTTCCTCTCCGCTGAGCATGGTCGTTATGTGGCCTCGCGTATTGCTCGGCATATCTCGTTCCTGCGCTTTTGTGGCAACACCAGTAACTGCCGGTACGCCTCTACTATCGAGGCAAGTCGTATCCGGTCATCATGCCCTATATTGCCATGTCCAAATATCAATTCACCCACCAAATCGCCCTGGTCATAGCTTGGCCAAACCATGTCATCCCCAACTTTGGTGTATGTTTTACAGGGATGCAGCCGCCCTGATATTGATTTTGTCATGATTCCTCCGTTAGGTACTCTCTGTAACACTCCAGCGCCGGCTCGCTCCACTGTACATCACGATCAGCGCCAAACGCATAAATCAACTCGATCAGCGCACTGAACTCTTCTTTCTCCATGTTCTTTGTCGATACCCCTAGAACAACGAACCCGCCGTCTATCCCAGGTACTGCTCGCTGCTTCTTCAGCGCTGCTGTAAATATGTGCTTCCAGTCTTCCTCTGTTAGCTCCTCGCCGTGCCAGTCAACCTGACTGGATACATCTCGCAGCATACTCCACAATTTTGCGTTCTGGTCGAGAGTCCTCTTCTTACGTCCCAGCGTCACGACTACCGGGCCACCAGGCAGACCACGCTTTACCATGTCGTAAACGATCAGCATGCGCTCGCGGAGCGTTGTTTCGCTGTCTATGATGTATTGCGGGTTAGTCATGAATTCCCTGCCATCCTAACGGCTACAGAATGTAGCCTCGCGTTAAACCACCTACGTATGACATAGCTACGGATTAGACTGATACCGGTAAACCATGCGCCTATCCACATATTAGTGGTTATCGACACATGAATATCGAATATCGGGAATATTACGATCTGCGATAGCAGCGCAACAACATAGCCTATTGCTATATTCATGATAGATTCGATTAGTGATCCTAGCCTTGACTGTTCCATTACATCACCTGTGCGAACAGTCCCATCTGCTCTTTGCTCGCATCCTCTATGTTCAAACATGCCAGATCAAAATACTGTTTCTTGAGTTCAGTTCCGACAAATCTGCGATTCATCTTTACCGCACAATACCCCTCCGACCCAATGCCGGCAAAGGGAGAAAACACAAGATCATTTTCATTTGTCCATAAATGGATGCACCGTTCGATCACATCAAGCTGCAACGGGCACATATGTTTTTCGTCGTTTTCGTCTCGCGCCGGCATCTTGTTAAGCGTTCTGCTCTGGTTAATGTCATCCCATATCGGGCTTGCGTATTTCTGCCACATCTGCACTGGCAAATCATCGCCGTGTGTTACTCGCTCTTCGCACTCTCCAGGCTTCCTCATCGTCACGACGTAATCAGGTAGACCCATACGGCTCATCGATGCGTTATCCCTGATCGTTTTGTGTAGCAACCCAAGGGCCTTTGTTCTCTGCATTGCAACTACCGGGTCTTTCCAGATTGCCACTTCTGAATGATAGATGAAGCCGACATCCTGAAACGCCCTGATAAGGTCGCCACGGAAATCTCGAAGCCCGATGTACCCTTGCCTCATCTTAGTTGTTGGTAGGTTCATGCAATGGAATGATACATTCCGTCCTGGCTTTATAACCCTGAACAATTCCGAAACCATGTATTTAAACTGGGTTATGAATTCATCATCTCCGCTACAGTTGCCCATGTCATGGTCCGAATTGCTGTATACGAACAGATCAGCAAATGGAGGAGAGAACACTGAATAGTCGATACTGTTATCTTCCATCCTGCGGGTCCATTTAACGCAATCCCCAAGGTGCATAGTGAAACGCTCGCTTTCGTGTGTGCATTCTTCGTAGTCGTTGACTATGTTCTGCTGACCTTCAAGTTCTTTTTTCATAATATCCCCCATGTGATCGATCATATTAGCCGACATTTGATGGTGAAGTTCTTCTTTTCGTTTCAAGTTAGCGAGAATCTGGCCCTCGCTTTCTGCGGTAAACATATGGACTTGGACATTCCTCTCCTGACCGAACCTATAACACCGCCTTACAGCCTGATAAAACTTCTCGAACGAATCATCTAGCCCAACAAATGCCATCCTTGCGCAGTGTTGCCAATTCATACCAAACCCGCAAATTTTCGGCTTACTGATCAATACACGCAATTCCCCATGACTGAAATTAAGCATGTTTTCCGTTTTCGATTCTGGCTTATCCTTGCCCTGCACATTTACCGAACCAGGTATCAGCTTTTGCAATAACTCTGCTTCGTCGTTCAAGTGGCACCAGATCAGCCACGGCTCCGATTGATCTACGTTTATCACTTCAGCCAGCGCCCTACACCTTGCCTCTATGCTATCCATCTGCGCCTTCCTGCGCTCAGTGAGCGTCAATGCAGGCTTGTGGAACAGATCATCCACTCCTATCTCTGTCTCGACTACATGCTCTATGTATTCTGGCTCAGGCAGTTCGTATGCCGATCCATCAAACCCAATATCTGCTGGATTCCTCAACACGACAGCCCATGACGCCATCCACTCCCAGAACTTTGATTGGCCCCAGCCCTTGAGTCTCCATGTGCCAGTATTGCCGGTGTCATTTACAAAATACGTCGCCAACATTTCAGTGCGTGTCATCACCCCCAGGAACTCGCATTGATTTCCTAGCTCATCAAAATCATTCGGTGATGGGGTGGCGGTGCAGCTCAGACGGTACGGAACTGACTGAGACGCTTCAATAATCCTAGTTCTTGTTTTTCCGTCATGCGCTTTCAGGATTGAAGATTCATCCAATACGATACCTTCCAGCGCATCAAAATCTATCGCGTCCATCCGCTCATAGTTCGTGATCCATATCCCTGGACCTTTCGGCGATTCACCATGCGGCACTCTAGTAACATCAATACCGAAAGTCTCGCCTTGTTCTATTGTCTGCTCAGATACCGCAAGCGGCGCTAATACAAGAACTATCCCGCCTGTATGGGCAACCACCTCATGCGCCCATGATAACTGCATCAGCGTTTTCCCTAGCCCAGTGTCGGCAAAAATAGCTGCACGTCCTCTACGCACTGCCCACTCAACAATAACCCGCTGAAAGTCGAACAGGTTTTTATTCAACTCTCCTGGATGGTGGCCAGTTGCTACCTCAGCCCGGCGTTTACTTGAAACAAATTCCTCGTACTCCATTATCAATCTCCTGTTCTTATATTCACTGGTCAAACCCTCCTGACCATTCATCACCAGTATATTCTTTTTTCGTATATATTCCAGTGAAATTTACAAATCGGCAGTATTCTCCCTGAAAAACCGCTGGCACCATTCCTGTGCTACCGTTTCTCTGCTTTGCAATGATGATTTCCGCCATGCCGATCATATCTGTGTCTTTGTTGTAAACCTCATCCCGGTAAACAAACGCGATCACATCGGCGTCCTGCTCAATAGCGCCAGAATCCCTGAGGTCTGACATGCGCGGCCTTTTGTCCGATCTCTGCTCAAGACCGCGGTTAAGCTGTGACAACGCCACTACGGGGACGTTTAGCTCTTTCGCAATACCTTTCAATCCACGGGTAATATCCGATACGATCAGATTTTGATTATCTCCCCTGCCAGTCATGAGCTGGATGTAATCGACCACGATCAAACTAAGAGGCGTTTTTCTGTGTACTCTCTTAGCCCTGGCTCTAATGTCCATTACGCTGAGGCCTGAAGTCTCGTCTATTATCAGTCCTGAGTTTTTAATCATGCCAGTAGACGATGTGACCTTTGCCCACTCTCCGTCTGTCAGGTCCGCAACACGCAGACTTCCATGATTTACCGTTCCTATTGAGCATACCGCCCTGTCAATAAGCTGTGGTGCGCTCATTTCCAACGAGAACACTAGCGCGTTCCTTCCGTTCTTTACGGCCACCGTCTCGGCAAAGTTCATTGCAAGCGTAGTATTGTGAGTGACTATATAATTATCACAAATAAACAGTTCTCTTGGATGCGTCACAGATATGCAAGTACATTCAGCATTTTCAGTAAATACTATTGACTCAACACTAAGCCTCTTGCGCCTGTTTGATTTTTTATTAAACAGCCTGTCTCGTTTTTCCTTTATCGAAATAAAATCCTCTGATCTTTCATGCCACAACGATATCTTGTAGCTTCTCTTCCCCTGCTTCCTTTCTCCCTTGTAGCTGTAGTTTGGAATTCTGCTTGATATCTTTGCCCAGAACCCAAGAGATCTGGCAAGATCCAAAAAATTACCCGCCATCCGCTCACTGCTTGTTGAATACGTCATGGCCCCAAACTTTTCTACCGTTCCATCAGTATCCATCATTCCCATAAATATTTGACGCCTTGTTTCTTTAGACGCTGACAGATAAGGATCTGGTATGTACTTTTCGATAGATTTAAGACCATACAATCCATAGCTCTTCAATTCATCTATCAGCCAATTCTTTGCCCCTCTTTCAGAGCATATTCTATAGTCTGAATATTTTTCATCCGCCTTCTTAACAGACAGATCTCCGCAAAGCCGCCGAACTGAGTTCATTATGAATTCACTTGAATTAGATATATTTACCCCTCCGCTAGAAAATCCGCCATCTCCAAGCAATACGCCAAGCAAATAAGGGTGGATGTTGATTTTATAATCAATACCGTAATCTCCGCTCGGAGTTTCGATATATATCCTGTTCTTATATCGCTTGCGAGAAATCATTTCTATCAGCTTTTTTGTGGTAACTACTCGCGGTTCATTCCAGTCCCTGTACATAATCTCCCACTGATGTTCAAGGCCAGCACGCACTGTTCTACCGTCTGAGAATTTAACCGTGTAAACAGCCTTTTCACCTTGCGGGAATACCCCGCATATATTTGATCGCTTACCATCTACAGAAGCTACTTCTTCTCCGACCATAACATCACCTATGCGCTTATATGTTCCATCAACCATAAGCACTTTCGAGTCATTATGCAACTCTTTTCCCATTGAGGGTT